CGCTGTAGAGCCATCGTGGCCGTACACGGCAGAGTTTCCCGCTCAGGCCTCCCTTGACGACTTCAAGGCCGGGGGCGCTGAGGCGTTTGAGGCCGATTGGTACTGGACCTCCACGCAGCACGCAGCCTACTCCGACAGCGCCTGGTGTCAGTACTTCGGCGACGGCTACCAGGGCGGCTGCAGCAAGACCAGCGAGCTGCGCGCCCGCGCCGTCCGCAGCGTTCTATTCAGCAATTTAGCAATTTAACCATTTGATTTTTCATTCAGCATGGCCATTACATTGACAGCCACCAGTCTCCGGGCATACCATGGCTCTGTCGCTGCAATTACAGCGACCGAGTTTGACAGCTCGCAGAAAAGGCGGACAGCCGCCACCAGTGCGGTTTTTTTACGTCCGTCAGCACAGCGCCCAGTCTTTGGCGGGCTGTGCGGGAAGCCGCAAGGCTTGCCGGTTCCTTTTCCCGGTCTGTCAACCCGCACGGTTCCGCCTCCCTATTTGACAGTAGTGAGCCGGAAATTCCAACGCACGAAAAGGGAATTCTCTATGGCATACAACAAACTCTCTCTCGAAGAAAAGCTGATCCTGAAAACCAAGTGGGTCGGTGATTGCTTGGTCTGGATTGGACAGAAAACCAACAAAGGGTACGGCAGGCTTCGTCTGGACGGTCGCCTGCAAGGCGCGCACCGTCTCATGTACGAGCTTCACAAAGGACCGATCCCGGATGGGATGGTCGTTATGCACTCATGCGACAACCCGCCATGCGTCAACATCCAGCACCTTTCTGCCGGGACGCCTATGGACAATGTGCGCGATATGCAAAACAAGGGGCGCGCCGTCATTCTTCGCGGTGCAGACCATTCCTCCGTCAAACTTTCCGCCGAACAGATCGAGGCCATCAGGAAGCGCTACAAATTCCACGACCAGCAAAACGGCGGTCCTGCATTGGGGCGCGAATTCGGGGTTCATCAAAAAACCATTCTGGCTATCGTCAACGGGAAGCACTGGTCTGGACCGCACGAACCGGCCCCACGCAAGAGCGTGCTGACGTTCAACGGTGTGACACAAAACGTCCCAGCATGGGCCGCGTCCATTGGAATTTCCGCTAACGCGCTGTACGCGCGCCTTCGCCTTGGTTGGAGCATTGAGCGCGCACTGACTGAGCGGCTGCAAGATCATTCCGCGCGGGGTAAAGGCAAATGAAAGTTCTTCCATTCACAGAAAACGCCCTTCTTCGCCTTCCTTGTTTTGGCAACGCAACCGTCCCAGCCGAGGATCTGCTGTCTGTCGGGAATAGCTACTTCGGGCTGCTGCGCCAGGCGCAACACAGCCATCACGACCGCGCGATTCTGGCCAATGCGCTGCGCCGGCGCGGGCAGACCATAAAAGGTGATTTAACCAAAACTTACAGGAGAATAGCTTGAACGCCATCAAGAACCGTCGTATCTATGTCGCATCCTCCTGGCGCAATCCTGGCCAGCCGGCCATCGTCGCAGCCCTGCGCGCTGCCGGGCATGAGGTCTATGACTTCCGCAGCCCTGCGCCTGGCAATACTGGGTTCGCTTGGTCTGAGGTCGACCCCAACTGGCTGAACTGGGATCCAGTCACATTCGTTGAGAAACTGACCAGTCATCCGGTCGCCGCGGCTGGCTTCGCCCTCGACAAGGATGCGCTCGACTGGTGCGATACCTGCATCCTGGTGCTGCCCTGCGGTCGGAGCGCGCACCTGGAGCTCGGCTATGCCGCTGGCCAGGGCAAGGATACCTATGTCCTGCTGCACCCCGACAAGTTCGAGCCGGAGCTGATGTACCTGCTCAACACTGCATGCTCGAGCTCGATTGACCAGATCATCGGATGGATGTCTGAGCGCCAGCCCGGCGACGTCGGACGCTGGCATATCGAGAGCGGCGGCCATTTCACCCGACCAGCTGGGCACGCGCTGCGGCTGTTGCGGGAAGTGATCGAGCTCTGTGTTGCCGCTGGCGCTAGCGAAAAGGAAGTCATCGACCATGCGGGGGCAGAAATAGCCAAAGCCGAGGCCCGGGGAGAGTATGGCGGAGACCCTGGTGCCGTACCTGAGGAATGGGCGGACTGCGCGATGCTTCTGGACGTCTTTGCCAGGCATGCAGGCATCGACGCACATGCCGAGATCCGCAAGAAGCTGGACGTGCTGTGGAACCGAGAATGGGAAGCCGGCGCCAGTGGTGCGCTGTACCGCCCGGACATGGTCCCCAATGGCGAGAGATCACAAGATCAGGCACTGGCGTTTGCGTGTGCAAAATTCAAGGAGAAGCAAGATGGCATCAGTCAATAAAGTGATTCTGGTGGGCAATCTGGGCAAGGATCCCGAAGTCCGGTACTTGCCCGATGGGGGCGCCGTCACCAACATCAGCGTGGCCACCACCGACACCTGGAAGGATAAGGCCGGCGAAAAGCAGGAGAAAACAGAGTGGCATCGCGTTTCGTTCTTCGGGAAGCTGGCAGAAATCGCCGGCGAGTATCTGAAGAAAGGTAGTCAGGTGTACATCGAGGGCCGCATCCAGACGCGCAAGTGGCAGGACAAGGACGGCCAGGACAAGTACACCACGGAAATCATCGCCGATCGCATGCAGATGCTTGGCGGCCGCCCCGCCGGATCGTCTGACGAACCCCGTCGGCCGGCCAGAGAGCAACAGCCAGCAGGTGCGCCTACGGGCGGATCATTCGACGATTTTCCTGACGACATCCCGTTCTAGGGACGCCCATGACCAAAAGCCGCGGCATCATCGCGCCCCGCCAAGTCTGGACCAAGAAGCAGCTTGCCCTGTTGGCCAAGCACTATCCGCACAAGACCTGCAAAGAGGTTGCAGTATTTGTTGGGCGCCCCATGCACTCCTGCTACCAAAAGGCCAACGAACTCGGAATCAAGAAAACCCCTGAGTTTCTGGCCAGTGGAAAATCGGGACGCCTGGATGGGGTTCGTGGTGGCAATACCAAGTTTAAGCCCGGGCACTCTTCCTGGAACAAGGGCACGAAGGGAATCCACACCGGCGGCGTGGAAACACAGTTCAAAAAGGGGCACCGAGGCGGCAAAGCCCTTGAGGTCTACAAGCCAATCGGTACCGAGCGCATTAGCAAGGACGGCTACCTGGAGCGCAAGGTCAACGATGACATGCCAATGCAAGGGCGCTGGCGCGCGGTTCACTTATTGCTCTGGGAATCCGTTCATGGCCCCGTAAATGGCAAAACGCATGCGGTCATTTTCAAGAACGGCAACAAGCGGGACATCCGCATCGAAAACCTTGAGCTCGTCACGCGCGCCGAACTGATGAAGCGAAACAGTTACCACAATTACGGCAAAGAGGTCGCCGCCCTGATTCAGTTGCGCGGAGCCTTGGTTCGCAAGATCAACAATCGCACAAGGAAAGCCAATGGCCAATGAGACCATTTCAGATGTTCGCACGCACCTGTTTGAAGCCCTCAAGGGCCTGACTAACAAGGATGCACCTATGGAAATTGAGCGCGCCAAGGCGGTTGCGGATGTGGCACAGACCATCATCAACAGCGCCAAGGTCGAGGTCGATTATCTAAAGATCGCCGGAGGACAAGGCTCAGGTTTTATTCCTGAAGCATTGCCAGACCCCGGCAAAAAACCGGCCTTGACCGTGCGCACGCACATTTTGAAATGAAATCCCTCAACCAAATGCTCCAGCAAATCAGCGGCATGGTCGGAACGGACGATTTGACCGACTGGGAGCAAGAGTTCGTGCAGTCCTGCATGGATCGCAGCCAGGGCGGCAAGGACGTGCGGATGCTGTCATCGAAGCAGGTTGAGATCATCAATCGAATTTTCAACAAACATTTTGCCGGATGACAACCCTCAATCTCTCCCAAGCCGCCGAATTCCTGCATTGCGACCCTGAAACGGTCCGGGCCAAGGCCGCGACCGGCGAAATCCCGGCTGCCAAGGTAGGCCGCGGCTGGGTTTTCATCGAGGTTGACCTGCTGGCTTGGCTCCGCTCACAATACGGAAAAAAGGGGAGAGAATGTCGCTCTACAGGGACGAAAAGAGCCCGCACTGGTTCGTCAGCCTTTCAGTCAACGGCAAGCGCGTTAGAAAAAGCACTGGAACTGCCATCAAGAAGCAGGCCCAGCGCATCCACGACGAACTTAAAGCTGATCTCTGGCAACGGAAAATAACTGGCCATACCTGGCAGGACGCCATGGTGGAATGGCTCACAGTCGCCCCCAGGGACCCATCAGATCGCTACAGGCTGCGCGCTTTTACCCTTCCCGATCTCCCGCTCTCGGACATCACCGCTGCAACCTTCGAAGAACACCTGACCGGCGTGCCCGGGACCTACAATCGAATGATCAACCTGATCACGGCGATTCTCAACCACGCCAAGTCGAAAGGATGGCTCACCGAAGTCCCGAAAATACAGAAAAAGAAAACTGGCACGCAACGGATCCGCTGGCTCACCCAGGAAGAGTGGGAACGACTTCGGGCCGAGCTGCCGGATCACCTGCAGGCCATGGCCACGTTCGCCATTTCAACGGGCCTCAGAAAGGCCAACGTGACCGGGCTGGAGTGGGCCCAGGTGGATCTGCGCAGGAAGGTCACGTGGATCCATCCTGACCAGGCCAAAGCAAAAAAGCCGATCGGGATTCCACTGTCGGATGACGCACTTGAGATTTTGAAAGCGCAGGTGGGGAAGCATAAAACGCGGGTTTTTACGTATAACGGGAAGCCGTTGACAGGCATTAAAGCCGCCTGGGGAAAAGCGCTTCAGCGCGCAGGGCTGGGGGAATGGATAAAACGAGGGGACGGACTGATTTTCGAGCCAAATTTCAGATGGCATGATCTGCGTCACACGTGGGCGACGTGGCACGTTCAATCAGGCACGCCATTGGCGGTCTTGCAGAAGTTGGGAGGATGGGCGAGCTACAGCATGGTCTTGAAATATGCGCATTTCGCACCGGAATATCTGGCCCAGTTTGCTAATAATGCGAAGCCGTACAAGGCAGATAACGGTCAGAATGTTGCGTAGATCAAGCACTGGCGCGGCATAGAACTGCCTTCACACGGCAGGGGTCACTGGTTCGATCCCAGTATCGCCCACCAAAATCAATGACTTACGAAAACGCAAATCCGGGAAGGACCGCCAGAAACCGTCCAGAACCGCCTATCACCGTATAGACCTGTCAGAAAATCGGTCAGAGTGATTGAACCGACGCGATCACGTTCTCAATCAGGTGGTCTTCGACGTTGGGGAACGGCTCTGACGCCTTTCCGATCCGAGTCAGCGGCCCCGGGTGCTGCCAGTTTTCAATCAGGCGCGGCACCATGGGGACCACGTCCTCGCCATTTTGAGTGATTAACAGATTGACCCCATGGGTCAAGAACAGGCCGGCCAGCGTGTCGTCGATCGACACCCGTGCTGGTTCAAATGCGAATACCGCCTTTGGGGGCTTCCCATGCAAGCAAAGGACTGCCGCATACAACAGAGCCAGGTCTGCCCCCTCACTGTGTCCAGTAGTGACTGCTGGTGCGTAGTCGAGTAACTCGTTCTCGATCTCTTCCAGGGACGCCAGGAAGCCTGCATGCACCCCTCCAAGCCCTGCCCGTTGAATTACCGCTACGTCGAGATCCGCCAGCCAGCAGGCAATGTTATTTGTGCCAGGAAAAGCGATCGTCAGGCCGTCCTCAGTCGTTTCAAGGATCGCCCTGGCCGAGCTGCTTTCCACCCCGATCTGGGGTGGCACGTTGTAGGCTTTCTGGGCCAGCAACGCGTAGGGCAGCGGATTCACAGCCTATCCTTCGTCTTCTGAAAGCCCCGACGCATCTGGTTGACCATCTGGTCCATCCCATCAGCCATGGTTGGCTTACGAGACTTCCTCATGGCAAACAAGAAAATCAGGATAATGCCAAGTGCAAATGCTCCAGCAATCGTTCCGACAGAAATGCCCGGCTCTGGTGTTCGGCGAACGAATACCGGATCCGGTTTTGGAACGACCTGCAGGACAGGATCGGCTGGCTCGATCGCTGGTGCCGCTACAATCGCCTTGGCATGATTTACTTTATGGGGCCGGTGGCAATATGGGGGAGGCAGAGGACAGGGATTCCCCTTGGCGTCTTTCCACCACGAGTCTGCCCAAGGGTTCGCAGGAACTGCTTGCAAAACTGGCGCTTTGTCAACCAAATCACCTTGCACAATCGATGTTTTGTCAACCTGATTGTCAACCGCCGGCGTTGGAACGGCAGGTGGTGCATTGTGGTGCACCGTGGTGCAGCCGGCCAGCAACAGAATCAGCAGAATGGCTCGCATGTTACTGCCCCGGCAGGCCGCCAGGCAGCGCCGGCAACGAAGGCTGCGAAGTCGGCGTGGCCACGGGTGCTGAAGTCACTGAAGGGGCCAGCGCAGGGGCTACGGCCCCAGGCGCGGGCGCAGGCTTCGCTTTGGAGGCTTTCTTGGCCGGGAATAACGGCGTGCCCGGTGTCAGCGTTGCGGGGGCTTGGACGGCGTTCGCTGGCCCAAGGTTTTGAGTAGGGATGTTCGTGCTCGCGGGGGCCTGCGGGGCGGTTGGTGGATTGTTGGCGAACCCAGGATAAGCTTTCAAGAGTGCGGCCACCGTTTCTTCGTTCAGCGGCGTGACTATTGGGTTAAAGCACAGGTCTTGCCAGCCCTGCAACCGGCTGACGCTGGCACCATACAGCTTGATCCAGGCACCGACCGGCAGATCTCGGCAAATGGCCCGTTCTGACGATTGAACAGCAATCTGTGCCGCACCATCCTCCAGGGCGCTGTATTGCGCTGGCAGCAAAGAACAGCCGGCCAAAAGCAGCATGGCCGCGACGAGCGCGGCGAGAAACAGGGATTTCATGGGAGCCTCCTAAAACTTGCAGTTAGCCGATAGTTCCGGCGTGATGGTTTGACCATCGAACACGGTTGCCCCCTGATGGCAGTCAGGCCCGAAGATACCGAGGGCCGCTACCAGCGCGAGGGCGATCCAGATCATGGGGCGGGTGATTCCTGCGGTAATGGAGCAGCAACGGGTGGCAGAACAACAGGAGGCGCAGCGGCCTGGGATGCAGCGGCCGCATCTGATGCCCTACGCTGGGCCAGTTTTGAGGCTCCTGTCGTGATACCCAGATGCGTCATCAGGCCACCCAGGCAGATCGTGGAAAAGGCTTGCAGCCAGGGGGAGGCATGGAGGTCTTTTCCCCATCCGGCCACGGCGACCGCAACGAGGCCAACAGCCCACATGGCCAGCGTGTACGAAATCGAGTTTTTCATGTGGTTACTCCTGTTCGTGATGAATGATCTCTACCGATGAGAACTGGTAGCCTTCTTTGCCATAGCGCTGGGCGATCCAGACCGGATGCGGCATGGCGAAAAAAAACCCGCCGAAGCGGGTCTATACGGTGTATCTGCTGCGTCGAGGCGGTTTTGTCATGGCAACCCCAAGCGGCCACTTAAATCTTGTTACCCTGGCATGAAGCGTGTTGTAGGCAATCCCGGAATGTTGAGCCCATTGGGCCAGAGTCCTAACCGTTCCATCATGCTCGTAAAGAGCATTTGAGCGGCGGTTGTTGCTTTGATCGGTCCTGGACGCCCACCGACAGTTTGAAGGTTCATAGTTGCCGTCATGGTTTATCCGCTCCAGCGATGTCCCCTCTGGTCGCGCACCCATGTCGCTCAGGAAGCACTCAAAAGATGCCCATTGCGGGGCAATCTTAATTCCCCGGCCACCGTATTGCGGATAAGCCGCAAGATTCTTATTGGTGCATCGTGATCTCATGGAGGCCCATGAGTAATATTCAGGCGACATTTTCTTGCGTTTCGTATGTCCGTGGGTGACTGGTCCGGCATGTAAACAGCCACAAGACTTAGTTTTGCCGTGAATCACCTCAGACCTGACGAATGTACCCGCATTCCCGCAATCGCATAGCGCAGATACCCTACGGTTTGAATTGCCAGGATGCTTTGGTGCCTCACAAATAATAGTGAGCAGGTTAAACTTCTTGCCGATGATGTTGGTACAATCTTTGGCAGCCATTGTTGCCTCTTGTCAGGTGATGGTGGTTAGGAGACCCGTTGGTGTTATAGCACCTACGGGTTTCCGTCATTCTACGCCTATGTCAAATGATGCTCAATGACCTCAGTGGGTGAAAACCGCGTGCCTTTTTTCAGGTAGCGTTGCATTACCCAAAGGTTGAACGGCAGCATGTGAGTGCCAGAATCCCTTTCCGTGTGATGTTTGCGACACAGCACAACACCGTTGAAATGGCAGTTGTCCACGAAGGTGTATGGGTCTTTTGGATCGAACGTATCCCACGGAAAATCCGGTACGTCGGCCTTAACCGCTTCCCAATCAATGTCTTCTTCGGCAAAGCAACGCTCTAAAACTCGGTGATGCAATTGGAGTGGTTCCCCGGCTTCCTTTTCGTTGGCACCACAAATCCAGCAACGATGCCCAACTTTGTCCATGTACTCCTTGCGGGTACGCTCAAAAAGGGCAGTAGCAGCTCGGGCCTTGTGCGCGCCGATTTCAACGTCAACGGCCAGAGTTTCCTTTTCTTCGTGGGTTTCAGTAACGGCCATCGCGACTCCAGAAATGAAAAAACCGCCCGGA